AATAGGATCAATACTGGTAATGCCAAGAAGATAACTTAAAAGACAGCCACCTGCAGAGCCACGTCCAACACCAACAAAAATACCATTGTTCTTTGCCCAATTAACTTCATCAAAAGTTACAAGGTAATAATCTACATTATCAGTGCTCTCAATAACGTATTTCTCATATTCCAAACGCTCACGATAAATGCTTTCCTGACCCTTTGGAACCAGTCTTTTAAATCCATCTTCTATAAGCTGATTGAACATCGTATGCGTATCACCATACTTCAGCTTTTCCATTTCAGTCATTTCATAACGTGGCGCATAGTTCTCTGAAAGGTCATAGCAAGCTTCTGAGTTTTCCACTATTTCAGCCGTTGCTTCACACATATCCTCAAAGACATCAAAGCTATATTTCTCTGAAAACAGCTTCTCAAACTCATCATAAAGTTCATCCAAAGGCTTCATATATTGCATATAGGACTGCTCATGTGCCGCACCTATATCAATCTTGTTCAGGACCATTTTATTTCTCCAATCGTCCGCATCTACATAATACATATCCTGAATCAGAACTGGCCTGATATTTTTTATGTAGTAGAATGGATGCTGGTCATGGTCATAATTCTGAGGTTCCACATAAAACGTGTCGAAATAAGCCTTGAGACTATTAAGAACTCGCACATCAATTCTCTCAGCCCTATACTCAGAAGTATCAACCTGGAAATAAACAAATCCGTCGAATGCCTTGACAAAATCATCAAGTTTTGTTATGTTGTTACAAAGCCATTCTCCAGACCATTTATCAAAAACAAGGCAATTACCATCAGCCAATGCCAAAAGCTCCAAATAATCTATCAGACCATCTTCACGGTCAACATTAATCGTTTTCTGGATTCTAAGAATGTTCCTAAAACCTTTCTGAGTATTGGCATAGACCTTGGCACCAACCTTATCATCACCGATAACCATTGTCAGGGAATAGCCAAAACAATACCGAAGCTCTTTACAGCTGGCCTCACGCTGAAGATCAAGACTGCCTGCGAATGTGTTATAATCACATATTCCAAGCCCCTTATAACCCAAAAACTTAGCTTTCTTAACCCATGTAGACAATGAACCAGAGCCATTCAAAAGTTCATAGCCTGAGTGTATGCCCAATGGGTAGAAATCGCATTTAATATCAGATACAACGGGATCACCAACATATTTCAAGACATGGAACGGCATCTTTTCCTCTCTGATATCAACATAAAAGAATCTGTCGCCAAACTCAAATACGACATAGAAAATATCATCAGCCTTGAGAAAATCATAATTCTCGGCACAATCAAAAACGTAATCGCCGTTCTTGTCTTTCTTGAATATATGCTCTTGTTTCGACATATCCTGAATCATAGCAGTACCCCAACCATTTATGAATAAAAGGTCGGCACGGGTCTGATACTGAATCAGATTTGACTTGAGCCATTTTTCCAATCTATCTTTCATACGTTCAAACCAAATTCACGAATCGTTTTTATATTATTGCAGAACACATCATAAATCTGCTGCTCATCCATTTCATCCCAATCCTTGCCGACATTCTGAGGGATATCGGCTATGAACGTATCAAAATAAGAATCCAAGGTCTGAGCAACCCTAATTATTGTATCCTTTGCATCCACATCATATCCTATAACAACAGTCTCAACACCTTTCTCCTGAAGCTTGTAAATCTGGGTGTCTGAAATTTTCTTGCCGAATGTACACACAGGAACTATATCTGGAATATCATATAATTCAAGCTTTCTTGTCAAGGCAATGACATCAAATGCGCCCTCACACAAAATAACGCATCTGGTCTTATATTCTATGACTGCATCAATGTTATAAAGAAGTTTGGAGAAGCCATTGTCAATGCTATTCCTATAACGCATTATCTTATACTTATGCGTATAGTTGTATTCCTCTATATCTTCCTTATCCCAAGTATGTCTACCTACAAAGCCAACAAGCCTGCCCTTGTCACGGATTTCAAGTAAGACATAATCATCAAAACGACGATTACAGCCTCTTGTAGTGCCACATGGAAAATACTGGTAATCATCAGGCTCGAAGTCGCGCCTGTCAAGATAACGATTTTTATAAGCCCTTTTATAGCCCTTTGGCATAGTTATCTCAATAAGGCTGTCGTCAATCTCATCATCCTGGTCAACCGGTAATATAAGCTCATCATCTTCACCATTCAGCTCAACGACTTCCTTTGGTATCAAATCCTTTCTGTCAAGAGCTGTAAGCGTTTCTTTGAGGTTGCTGAAACGTTTATTGCAATAGAAGCAATTGCTGCTTCCAAAGGTCTTGTATTTAGCTTCAGGACCTACATATATACCGAACTTATAACCTGAATGGCCACAAAACGGGCATTGACTGATAAGGACGTTTTTACGCCCGCCATCAAGCCTGCCATCAAATTCTGAGATAAGTTCTTCGATAAGCATCTGCCTATCATGTTCAGCAAGTTCCATCCTATACGCATTTTGATATAAAAAAGGAAATTGCTTAGAATCAACTTAATGGCTTTAAAGAAAACTGCTAAGAATCAACTGTGATTGTCAACCAAAATTGCCTGGAATCACTTAATATGCAAAAAGTTGAAATTGCTCAGAATCAAAGTATGTTGCGAGAAAAATGCTTTGAATCAAGATGAATGTGAAATTGTTTGGAATCAATAATGGCCTAAAATTGTTCTGCAAATATAGATATTATTGCTGAATCAGCCAAATTTTTAATAAGACATTTAACATTTTATCAGTTATCTTTAGGCAAATTCATTGAACGGACACGATCATAAAAGACTTCATGCTCATAATCGGTGCAAATCCTGAATGGCGAACCCTTTGGGAAAAACCTCGATTTTGCCACATATATACGCATGGTATTCTCCTTTTCCTCACGCACGCTTTGGTTAAGACTAATGAGGTGTGTACATGGACGTTGCAGTCCTTTTGCTTCTGACAAGTTATAGCCATTCAATACATTCTTCTCGTTATTCACCCATTCCGGGTCCTCAATTGTGGCTTGATAAGTAGCGAATACCCAGGCATTGATGTCAGCTGCAATATCCTTTAGGTCTTTGGCAACCGCAATCCTCTTATGTCTGAGACTTTTCTGATCCCATATCTTACCACTGCTATCATTAAGCAGGTCAAGTGAATCTACGACAATTACATCAGGGAAATAACCATATTTCTTCTTATACTCATCACAGGCATTATGAATATCAATAGTGGAAATTTCCTTGCCAAACTTAGGATATGACTTGACTTTCAATGTGCCAGCAAACGTTTCCATCTGCTTTCTGAAAGTTTCAACAATATGCGAATTGATATTGCCATTCTCATATTCAAAAGTCCTTGACTTAATCATAGAAGCGGAATAAGCATCCAACACTTCAGAAGCAGAACCCTCTAACTGGAAATGCAATACGTTCAAACCATCAATATAAGCAGCATTATATCCCACCCAACGCGCATAATGGCTTTTACCGACACCAGACATAGCCAATGCCACCGTAAGCTGTGTACGGAGATTACGGCCATGATTCTTCTCATCCAATTCGTCTATGTAGAATCTTGTAACGGCCTTTAACTTCGTATCTTCATCGTGCTTAGCCTTGTTCTCACTCAGGCGCTGCTCAAATGTCGCTGCCACATCTACGAACTCATCAGGCGCCAAGGTAAACTGAGATAGCTTTCGTGCCTCATTCTGAAACTCTAATATGGCTGACAATCCATCACCATTCTCGTATTTCTTACCTATTTCCTTATATATCTTTTTGAACTTTACAAGTTTCAAGTAATTCTCAAACTGGTCTCGCAAAGCATCAGGATCAGCACCTGAAGCCATGCTCTTGATGTCGTCAAACAATTCGGTAACTGCTCTTGAACTGCTGAGAATCTGCTTGATAACGCCATATCTCGGTGCTGACTTATGCTCTCTATAAAACGTTTTAAGGGCATTGTTCAACATCTGATACTGCTTGTCAGGGAGATATTCATCTTCCATATACTGACAAATAACGGAACAGAGATAGTCATTGTCAAAGGCTGAATTGTATAGTTCAGCCAAAAACTCTTCCGTCAACACATTTTTGATTTCCTTACCCATAATCTTTAATTTTTAGTTTTCTCAATTCTGATCCTGTATAGTTCAGGATATGATTTCTTAGTATATACCTTACACTCATCAACATTCTTGCAAACTTGACAAGTCGGCGACAAAGGCGACCATCCAGTAGTGTTGCATACACACATCATAAGGCCAGTCTCAGTATTCAAAAACCTTTTCTTGGTCAGTTCCTCAGACTGAAGAAAAATGTATTTTGCAAGTCTATGCTCCGATAAATCTGCAAGCATATCGGTAAGCATTTGCCTGTCAAGATCACCGTCATGCAACCATTGATCTATGTAATAGTTCATGCCAGACTTTCCATCTTCCGCAATAAACTGAGCCTTGAACTTCTGAACGGCATTCT